GTCAGGACAGCCTCCGGCTTTAGCAATTGAACGTGGTTTTGATCGTTCAAGTACGCCTGACGGTGGGATGTCGCTCGTCCCTAAAGAAGGAGAAGCTCGTACAGGTAGTGATCGTATTGTTAAAACTAATCGTCCTGATCTTGGCAAGCCAGAACCTACCCCTGTAAGAGAAACCCCTACGTTTGAAAAATCCAAAGAGATTGCTCTTAAGATTAGCAAAGAAAGCACAGAATTAAATCTGCTAGATGCGGACACTACTCCACGTACCAAAGCAGATCTTTCTACTAAAACAGAAACAAGTGCACTTGACTTTTCTAACAAGCTACGCGAACTGGTACAAGCAGGTGACTACAAGGGTGCTCTTGAACATATTGCACGTAGTAAGTCCAACACACTAGAAGGTAAGATTGCCGGACTACTTGCTAAATTAAATGATAACACAGTTGCGTTAGCAGAAAAGCGTAACATGGTTTCAGATGAGAATGGTTCTATTAGATCTGTGGGTGGGGCGTATTTACCTACTTCTCATTCTATCCTTCTATCCCATCTTACGTCAGGAGATTTTAAAACTTTTATCCATGAAGCAGTACATTCTGCTACATCTAATGTAATTTCCCGTGTAATGGAAGGAAACACTACTGGACTGGGCTTTCGAGAAAAGTGGGCTGCGCTTCGCCTGCTGGAAACATTTGAACAAGCTAAGAAACTCTCAAAGAATCCTGATCTTTATGGATGGAAAAATCCTAAAGAGTTTCTTTCAGAGGTAATGTCTAGTAACCAATTTCGCAACGAGCTAAAAGGAATTGAACTCCCCGGTTCTAAGTGGTCAACAATGTACCACAAAGTTGTGGATGAAGTGCGTCAAATCCTTGGGTTGCCTGATAAACCTAACTACAACAATGCTCTTGAACGTGCTATTCACCACGGAAGTAATTTAATTGAGCACTCACAAAGAAAAACCAGAGAAGCAGAATTAGGTAAAAAAGGAGACAATACTCTTCGGTATCAAGACAATGCTCCCCCAAACAAACTAGACCGTTTTGCTACGTTTGAGCAGTTCCGGGATTCTCTCCCAGAAAACCTACGTCCGTCTGCTGGTAAATACTGGACAGAAAACGGTCGGGAACTTCCAAAGAGTGAAGCAACTGTTGCTCGTAACGAAGCCCAAAACAAGGCCGCTGACGCACTCATTGGTGGTGATCCTCGTGCTCACTTCCTTACCCAAGATACACGCTCTGCTGAAGAGATTAAGGGCGTTCTGGAGGGATATAAAGACCCTAACGGCAAGTACAAAGATATTAACTCTAATCCTGCTCGCAACGCTCTAGCTTCTGGTGGATTTGCCCTGTCCAACCTTGTACAGCATCCTCTTGTGCATTGGGTAACATCTAGGACAATGAAAGCAGTTAAGCAGGCGGAGATTAAATCTGAGACAGCTATTTCAGAAACAGGTAAGGGATTCCTTGCTATTTTCAAGGGAGCTACTCCGGAAATGCAAAAGGTTCTCTCTGCCAAGATGCTAGCAGCAGAAGGTAAAGATGTCAAACTGGAGCTTACTCCTTGGGAACAACGTGTAGTAGATTCGTGGAACAAAGCAAAAGAGCAAGCCCTAAAGGATTTCAACGAGGCACGAGTCGCTAAAGGACTGGAGCCGGTAGAGCCACGTCTGAATTATCTTGCTTCTATGTTCCGTGGCAACTTCCGCATGCTTGTTCAGAAAAAAGACTCAAAAGGCAAGCTTAAAACTGTGGGGTGGATCAACGGTAATTCAAAAATGGAGCTAGAACGTGCTAAAGCATTTTTTGCCAAGGATGGCTATGAGTTTGGCAATACTTCTCGTATTCCTTACGCTCGTTCTAAGGATTTTCAAAAGACTATTGCACGAAAAATGGCAGCGTTTGATGAAGTAATCAACATTCTTGGAGCCAGCGATCCAGAGGTCAAGTTGTTTGCGGATCGCATGGAGAACATGATTTCTAAACAAGCGTACGATTACCTTGACTTCAAACAACACTTCAAGGAAAAGAGTGGTGTGTTTGGTGCTGAGGGTATGAAAGCTTGGGAAGACGCTCACCAAAATGCGATTGATCTGTGGAATGCTCAAGCTGAGTACATCCGTATGACTAACCAGTGGGTAGCACAGCAATCTGTGGAAGCAGATGTACGGGCTGTTCTCTCTGATCCAAAGACTGTGAACAACTTTCCCAACGCTCACACGTTAGCTCGTCAAGTTTACGACAATGCTTTTGGCCGTACAGAGACTCGCCTAGAAATTCTAGAAACTATTGCTGATGGCTACGTTGCTGCTGTGAATGCTGATTTTATTACCAACACTCCGGGACTGCGTAATCTTCAGAAAGTAAATCCGTTTGAAGCTATGCGGGGCATCAAGAACTGGGCGCTGTACTCTGCGCTTGCTTGGAACCCCGGCTTTGTGTTTTCTCAATTTCTTCAAGTACCGGCAGCTACGGCTACTATGATGAAGTACATGGAAGAGGTAGGTCTTAAAGGAGATGCTGCTATGGCAACTCTTTGGGGTACTTCTGACTCTGTGAACAGTCATCCGTACATGAAAAAGTTTGCCGAACAATACGCCAAGATGAACGGAGAAAAACTTCCTGATGGATTCCAAACAGAACTTGGAGCTTTCTTTAACAAGTATGCGGAAGAGAATCACATTATTCAGCCCCATATTCTAGAAAAAACTGACATCTATTCTGCTAATCCTACAGTAAAGAAAATTCAACAGGCAGATGAAGTAATGGGTAAATCCATTTCTTGGGCCGAAGAAAAGACTCGTCGCCAAGCGTTTATGACTCTGGCCCACTATCTGTACAGTTCAGGCCTTCCCAAAGAAAAAGCAGCAGAAATGGCAGAAGTGGCTACTTCTATTGCAATGGTGGATTACTCTCGGCACAGCCGAGCAATGATCTATAATCGTCTCGGGATGCTAGGTGACATGGCTGCAACGGTGACTACGTTCAAACACAACGCCTACACTCAACTAGCTACGTACGGGTTTAACAAAGCCCCAAAGACAATGTTCCGAATGGCTCTTATTCAACTGATGCTGGCCGGTGCCGTGGGTATGTACGCTGTAGATGACCTAGATGATCTGTTCAATGTTCTTCGTGGTATTGCTCCAGAGTCTATGAAAGGGGTACAAGGGCCAAAAGAGTTTCTCATTCGTAACACCCCAGAATGGCTGGCTTTTGGTGGCCTCAGTGCTGGTAGTCGAGCCATTGTGCCTGAAGGTATTGACATTGGTACTAAGTTTTCAATGGACAACCTGTTTCCAGACTCACGAATTGAAGCACTGTTTCCACTGTTCTCTTTTCTTGCAAACACAGCGGAAGCAGTAGGCAAGGCTAAGAGTGCTCCCACATTTGAAAACGTAGCTGGTGTAGCTTATCCAATGGCACCAGCCCCAGTAAAGGGATTGATGGAAAACTTTATCTACACAGATGATAAAGGGCGGTACGTTCCATCCAAGACAGATCAAGCCAAGACACAACGTTCAGATAACGAGCAACGTATTCGTCTGTTTGGTATGCGCTCTCTTGATGAACGAAAAGAGTCGGAGATTGCGTTCCGTACTAAATCTAATCGTCTACGTGATCAAGAACTACAACAGAAATTCTTAGACAAGATGCGTACGTACGCCCGTGCTGGTGACGGAGAAGGTGTAGCAGAGAATGCCGCTAAATACATGATAAACGGAGGGCAATGGACACAAGTTAATACTTTCCTTGATAAAGCTGGTCGTGATCGTGTTCTTACAGAAGTACAACGGCTGTCTCCAAAATCGTTTAACACGGTACGCCAGCAGATCCAGCAACAAGAACTACAGCAATTTCAACAGGACGTACAATGAGTTACCTTGAGGAATTTAAGCAAGAATTAGAGAAAGATGAAGGCCGGGTCAAGCACGCCTATCAAGATCATTTAGGGTACTGGACTATTGGGGTGGGTCGCTTGATTGACAAACGATTAGGAGGAGGATTGCGGGATGATGAGATTAACTATCTTCTGAACAATGATGTTGAAGAAGCACACGTAACTGCTCAGAAGCTTGTGAAGAACTTTGACGATCTTACTTCTAACCGAAAGGTGGTGATCCTACATCTAGCTTTCAATCTTGGTTACACCAAGCTTGCTAAGTTTGTTAATACTCTGAAGGCTGTTAATGAAGGGCGGTGGGAAGATGCTGCCCGAGGAATGGAGAATTCGTTGTGGTACAAACAGGTAGGTAACCGATCTAAACGATTGGTTAAATTGATGCGAGAAGGTTAAAAAAAAACGGCCCCGTAATTGGGGCCGTTCTCTTTTATAGCTTAACTACCACACGTGCCACCTTTTCCTGAAATCTCACAAATATCATTCTCTTGGAAGATCACACCTTTGTGCTGAATAGCTTCGTTGTAATCTACTTCGGTGATGGGCTGACCTCCACGACTTCCATCAGGGTAGCAGGTAAACCCACGTAGTCGGGGAGCATAGTTGGCCAGTACGTCCGCAAATCTTGAAATATCCGATTCGCTGTTTCCTTTACTTCCCCAAGATGGCAAGTTGATGGTACTTGAAATTGACATGTCAACGTAATCTTGTATGTCCGCTTGGAATTTAATTCGCTGTTCGTAGTCATGGCTTAGTTTGTATCCTGTGTCAATGTTTTCTGGTTTGAGTCCATACTCACGGATTAAGAGATCGGCGGTAGAGTCAACGACGAACTCGTACTTCCACTTTGTTCCTTCTGTGAGATAACGCCGCTTATAAGCCACAGCGAATAGCGGTTCAATTCCCGTTGTAGTGCCAGCAAGAATTCCAATTGAGCCAGTCGGGGCGATGGCCCGGTAAGCAACTGGCTTGCTGATATACAATCTCTCACAATGCTCGTCAGCAGCTCGTTCGGATTCTCGTTCATATACTTTTAACCATTCATGTAGTTCCGGAGTTACTTCGTATTTTTGTCCTCGCTTGAGGAGCCATTCGTGGATTCCCATGAGGCCGAGACCAAGCCGTCGGTTCTTTTCTCGAACTTTATAGACTTTATCATAGGGGAGTTCAGCACGTAATGTACCACAGACGAGAAATTTGGAGGCAAGCTCAACGACGGATTTGAATTCGTCAAGTCCTTGGATATTTCCGAGATTAATTGATCCAAGGTTGCACACGTCAGAGTCGTCTTCACTAGTTACCTCTGTGCAAGCGTTCCGAAGCGTCTCATTCTGCTTATCTCCAAAGTTAAAACTAAATCCCGGCTCGCCGGTTTCCATTGCCTGTCGTACGTTTTGCAGAAACACGGAGTTTGTTGCCAAACGATTTCCTGTCCTTTCATAGACAGTCTTACCATCAATAATGGACCCTTTAATATAAGGATAAGGACCATATAGAGCCTCATCATCATAGTTGACACTGATGTTAGTCATGTCAAGATTGGCAGGGAAGTTGAAGTCTTTACTCTTTAGTTCTCGGACTTCAGGGGACCAATTCTTTGCTCCAAGGAAGAGAGGGATATCTTCATGTTGCCAATTAAGCGACGCATAAATTGCAGAACGACGCGAACCCCCCTGCATCACCTGACGGCCCGCTTCATTCACTGCGGACATTAAAGGCAACGGGCCACTAGCAAGGCCTCCTGTACGAGCTAGGGGCTTGTTAGAAGCTCTCAAGCGGGAATAATCAATCCCAATACCACCTCCTGTCATCAGGCAGGACATTGATCTCCACATAATGTTTGCCCACTCTTCTCGTGTATCTTCTTCTGCTCGGAGAAGGTAGCAGTTATTGAAAAACTTCGCAGTCCGACCTGCGTAATAAAGATAGCGGCCTCCGGGCACGAATTGAAAAGTTTTAATATAGTGAGCAAGTTGTTTACAATCTCCGGGAGAGAGGAGTGGTCGATCTGTTCCCCATCGAGTACCACAGACATCTTCAACAAGCCGATCTGCGAGGGCATCCCAAGTGTCGCTTGGTCCTTGGGCATACTTGAATTTGAAGACATTCTGTGCTAGTGAGTTTTTAAAACGATTAATTTCCATTAGGTTTCTTTTTAAATTCTTTTATTTGTTGTTGCCATTCTTTACTTAGGTGTTTGTACAACACACCCCGTTTTGTGAGGCGTTTGTCTTTTGGATCTTTTGGAAGATCTTTCTTGAGAGTCATTTTAAAAAAGAGTTACGTGCCCTAAGTCTACACTATATTGTAAATATTTAGACACTTTTTCTTGTTTAGCAGCCATTTTAGTAAAATCTAACGAAAAATCAAAAGGAGATTCATCATTATTTAACATAATTACAATAGCAGCAAGGTCATTTAACTCACTATAAATTCTTTCTGCATTAGTTTCTGTTAAATTAGGGTATATTTCGTCTAGCCCAAATTGCGCGGTTTTTAATGCAACCTGAGCAATTTCAGAAGCTTCTTCTGCTAATTTAATTAACAGGTATTGAGAATAATTCATCACTTAAAGTTCCCTTTTAGACCCACCCACATGCGCTCACCGAAGATAAAGAAGAAAGGTGAGCCAGCAGTTTCAAGCCCTGCTGCAAAGATTGTGGCATCTTTTAACGACGCGCCGTAAGCTGCAATACCCATTCCAGCAAGGATAAGAGCACCAGCAGCGACGTAGCGAAATGAGGCGCGAAGATCAACCACCCACTGTGAAGGTGCTCCATATGGATTATCCAGTTCTGCTACAGCTTTAAGGCGGTTGACTCCAGATTCTTCAAGTTTAATTTGATCATCTACCGACACGCCACCAATCTTACGTCCTATCCCTCCAAAAAGGGACTTAATAAGATCAATACCAGCAGGTAGAAGAGTAGTAGCCAGAATAGTTTCAAGTGTCATTATTTCCCTTTAGACATTTGTACATCACATCATCAAAAAGTTCTTCAGGAGACAGCTTTGAGTGATATGAAATGATTGCTTGTACTTCTACTTCAGCTTTGTCTTGCTTAGTTAGATGAGCGTACTCAGGACGGTTCATCCCATATTGTACAGCAGTTTGTACTTCTTGCCAAGTAGCTCCGGCATATTTAGCCGTGACAATATCCTTGGAGAAAAGAGCCTTACTTTGACACTCTCGGGTACGGTCGTTTGCACTAGCGCTCGTCGCCAGAGCCAGAAAGAACACCGCGAGCAGCCCGCGAAGATAGTTTTTCATAGTTTTGATCCAGTATGTTTTCAGAGTTAATCCCAAGTTCATCACACAGTCGTACAAGCATCCAAAAGACATCCCCGAGTTCTTTTTCAAACGCTTCTTGATGCCACGCGCCGTCTCTAATTTTCTTTGCTAATTTACCGGCAACTTCTCCAGCTTCTTCTGCAAGACCTAGAGCGAGATACTCTAGTGCTTTGTCTGGGTTATAAATAGCTGTTTGGCGGGTCCAGAATTGGTAATCAGATAATCTCACGCTTTAGTCTTTCAATGTAGATACAACCATCCATAAGTTCTTCTTGTAGGTGCGTAAGCCATTCTTCCACAGAAAGATCTTTTCTCTCCGTAGTTACTCCGTACTTACGCAACCCACGATCAGCGCGCTGTAGTATGCGCTCAACTACTGCTTCTACGTTCTTATCCATATTTCTTTCGCAGATAAGACATACTGATTGGTAATTCGTCGAAGCTACCGTCGACCACGTCATTGAGCATCCAAACACCATGCCACACTTCGTTAGTCTGAGGATTTAGGTAGTTTTCATCGTGTTGGTAAAACGATCCAGAAATAAGAGCAGTCATGTGCTTACCATCAGCCCGTTGAGCGTACGCAATATCACGGCCTTGCTGGTGACCTGCAACGCACGACATGTGCTTCTTGGTTAGGATTTGCCTAGCAGATATACAAGCACGCCCAAGCTGACCAGAAGTGAAGTAATGGGAATAGCAAACACCATCAATGACCACAGGTTCAAGGTACGGATAAACTTCCCAATTTCCATACGGGAGATCTTTAATAGAAATGAGTCCATCGAGTTTGCGATCAGCGTCGATAGCACGTGGAATACGTTGTTCATGGTTTCCTAAAGTAAGAACAAGGCGTGGTTTGTAAATCTTTTCTTTGTTACGACGTTGTTGTTGTTGAAGCTCAATGATAGGATCAAGAAACATTTTCATAGCTTTGTGAGCTACATCAATGTCTGCTTTGTATGATCGACCTTCAAAGCTTTTCTTACCTACGTCGTACGAAGAAAGAGACTCCATGTCAGCGAAGTCTCCAATACACACAATAACATCAGGCTTTTTCTCGGCAACGTACCTCCCGGCCCAAGTAAGATGGTCAAGAGGTACTCCGGGCTTTACCTGACAATCAGGAAGCAGGAAATGTTTCACTGAAGTGTCCGGGAATCGTGCACAGGGTTAAGTAGATCTTCATCATCATCTTCGGGTACAAGCGGATTAGCATCTTGTGCGGCTCGTTGTGTCTCTAGATACATGTTGAACAAAGCTTCTTGTAGTACTCGGAAATCGTTCTCAATCTGAAGATATGCCTCGTAAAATTCTTGGCTGATTTCTACTTCTCCGTCAGTGAGATTTTGCATTTCTTCTTCAAGAAAGAACAGTGGGGTGCGTTCTAGTACAACAAATACAGTTTTAGTCGTCATTATTATTATTCTCCAACCAATGTGGGGGGATTTCTCCACGAGTCTCTTGCCAGCACGCTGCTTCAAACCCGTTTTTTTCAGCCCAGTCTAAGTACGTCATTTTTGAACCCCGTCGAATCTTGTTACTGCCTCGTTGAAAGAGGATGTATATAGTTGCGTCGGGGTTTTGCTTTTTAACGAGAATCATTTTTTCTGTTGTTTCTCGATCAAGCTTGCCTTTAGTTTCAATAAACACTCCGGGACGTACAGTCCAGTCTGGGTTGTATGTGCGTTTCTTGGCAGGTACGGTGTAACTGAGCTTGTCTTGTTCGTATCCTAACTCCGGATACTTTTTTGATACTTGCTCTTCAAATTTGGATCTCAAGAGATTTCCAATTCTTATCTGGTTCTTTGAGGAGCCAGAGGCAGTCTGCATTATCGTGAAACATGTCAGCTCGATCGTGGTGGTTGTATAGATCCCACACAAAGCGCAGGTTTTCCATCCAGTCATCCTCCTGTTCAATAGTTTCTTTAATGTACAAGTGCTTCTTGACGTAATCGTTACGAATAATTCCGTCAAATCCTGTTACATTATCTGATCGATCTCCAAGAACTAGTTGATGAACAAACCACTTTTTAGCTTGGTCTTCACTTACTTCATAAAATAGTTTCTTACGAAAGTTGTAGTGCGTTCCCGGAAACTGATCAAGGTCTTTATCAACGTGAGCAATGACGCACGGAACATCAGGCTCACGGAATACTTCAATTCCGATATCGTCATCGGCTTCTTGGTTGTGGGACCAAGTGGCTTGAAACTCTTTCTCAAGAAATCTTTTACAAGCAGTCAGGTGTTTAGGGCGGGGTGTATCTTTTCGGTTTGCTTTGTACCAGTCATAGCGATCTTTACGAAAGTTACTCTGCCCTGTGATATAGAACTTAATTATATCACAAGTTGGAAGATCAAGCAATAGTTCTGTAACAGAAGAATATACTGTGTCTAGTGCCGATGTTTGACTTTCTTCTTCACACACTACAGCAGCAGCGTAGCACAGCGTATCAGCGTCAATTAGGGCTTTCATATTGTTTTAGGTACTGGTATAGATAGTGAGCAAACCCTTCCACAAACTCTTCATTATGGTCTTCTGATTTTTTTCCCATAGAAAATAAAATTGCATGAACCAATTCATGACAAAAGGTAAGTTCCTGTGTGGGCTTAGGATAACTAGAGTTTAAATAAATTTTACTAAAATCTTTTGATGTTCTTCCTAAAAAGTTTTGGCCATCTTCTTCATATAAAAGTTGCCATTGTATTGGCCCTAAATAAAATTGAGGAATTATTTTAATAGTGCCTCCGTTGAATAAGGAAAATGATTCACAAGACTGTACTTGATTCCGTGGGCAACAAGACTGGTTTCGTACTGGCTGTGAGGATCAGTACGCAGCTTGACTACACGAGCAAATGCAGCAAGGGAACCGCTCCAAATCCACTCAGTGATGGTGTTTTGTGGAAGAACCATACGAGCTTGTTCAGCACACGTACCCATATCAAGAAGATAGTTGTACAGATTTAAATTTGCTGTAATAGTTTGCTCTATATACAGTGGATCGTTATCATCTAGTTGCACAGGAGTGTGAGAACTTCCTTGTTTTACATTCTCTGCTTTAGCTCTCCAAGTATCCGGAAAATAAAACTCAGGTTCAGAATCTACGTACCGACGGCTTATTTCGTTCCACGCAAGTCCTACTGTGTGTTTTTGCAGTTGTCGAGCTACAAAGATAGGTGCTTTGATTCGGAACTTAAGGTAGCAGTGTGAGAACGGACTCCAGTGATTGTGCTCGGCAAGGTACTTGATTAGTTTCTGATCTTGCTCAGAAAGAGCTTTTTCACTGTGCTCTGGAATAGGATTAAAATTTTCATCTACACAACGAGAGTTAGTGTAATCCCATTGACTTTCTTTAGCAAACGACACTCGGGCAGCATTACAAACATCTAAATCTGTTCCCATGTGGTCAAGATATTCAACTGTTATTGGTGCTGTTTTCATAGATCTATATAATCATCAAAATCATTTCCATTGATTGATTCCCATAAATATGATGGGGCATCATATGGAGAACAAGTTTTGTAACTTCCCTTTTCTTTTGGATATGTTACTTTAGTAACTTGAGTTTTATCAAACATAGGGATGCCATCTATCCAATGAGCTTTACTTCCTTTTTTAATTTTAAATCCTAAACAAGACCAATCATTAAAAGTTTTCATTAGTAATCTTCTTGATATACTGAATAATCTTCTTGGATATATTTTTGATTTGAACCAAAAGGAACACCATCATCAGAATTTATACCCATACAAAAATATAAACTTGGATTGTCTTTCTTATAAATTCTAGTTTTTATTCCGGTTGTAGTAATAAATTCTACATATTCATCAGTAATCTTCATTTTTCATGTTTCCAAATTTTTTTGCAATTAGGAGGAGCATCTTGAAACATTGGTTCTATATCTTCTAATTTATATCCAGCTAGACCTGTTCCAATTGGAGTGACTAAAAAATCTAGTTCAGGATGCTCTTTTGCATATAAAATGAACTGCTTTACAAACGCATTAATTTGATCTAGTGATAATGTTTCATACGGATGGCGTTTAGTTGGAATAGCATAAGCATTTCCTGTACGTCCAGCGCCATGTCCGGGCTTAGCTCCGTAATGTTTTGCAGCATGTTTAGCTGCGCCTGCGCCATGAATTCCCATTAAATTTGATCCAAAAACAAATATTTCCATGATAATCCTTGGCGGTCACGGAGAGAATCGAACTCCCCCAGTCAGATTTGGAGTCTAACTCGCCTGCCTTGGAACATTCGTGACCGCGTTACTTAAAAAGCGATATCGTCGTCAGTAAATTCTGACGCTTTAGTTGCTTGTGCTGGTTCTTCAATAGCTGTGTCAAACACGTACGCTTCGTACAGCCGAGCAACTTCAATTACTTTCTTAGGATCAAGAGCAGCTTTGGAGCCTACTGCCAGCGTCTCTACGGCGTTAGACAGAGAGCTTTGCCGTACAATGTACACTTGCTTTTTAGCACGCTCTTCAGCACTCTCAAAACGACTTGGCTCGGGAGAACTGTTTCCCCGGCTTGGAGCCGGAGTGGCTGCACTACCTGAACTAACATCTTCAGAACTCAGACGAGGATTAAGCCAATCCCAATAACCTGCATCATTCTTCTTTGTATCTACTTCGTAGACTTGACCGGGAGTTGCTTCACTGAGAATCTCGGCTGTCTTTTTGGTGTCTCCAAACGGCATCAGCTTTTTGCTTTCCACTTTACCGTCACGGTTTTTGTACACAGCAGTAACTACTTTGTACGGGTTACCGTTCTTGGCTACAGCGTAGTCTACTTCAATTGAGATAATTTTAATTAGCATATAGTTCCTTTGTAATGTCTTTCATGTCTTTATAATTATACCCTATTGTTACTTCCCCTGTCAAGGGGAGATCAAACTCTGCGTCGAATAGGGTTGAAAATCTTTTTGGTGTTGCTTGGATAGCTTCTAGTATAAGTCGTCCTACTAGGTGAGCTTCGCTGTCAGGAGCATCGTACACAATAGAATCATGTACAGTGCTAACAGGAATAGCTCGAAGCCTAGCTTCTCTGATAGATCTCCAAGCCAGTTGCCTAGCGATTGATACCAAGTCAGCACCAGTACCTTGAACTGGATAGTTGAGGATTTCAGTACGGGGCCAGTCTCCCTTGAGGTTTTTCTCAAATTCAAACACCCGCCCAGTTGGCATACACAGCTTGCCGGATTCTACTACTGCTTTGAAGATTGTGTGGTGCCACTTTGCCCATCCTTGGTATTTTTCATAGAAAGCATCGATGGCATTTTGCCAAAACTGTTGAGAACCTCGGACAGATTCAAAATCAGGGTCGTTTGCATACGCATAAGCTGAACCCCCGTAAATAAGCCTAAACACAAAGATTTTTGCAATAAGTCTTGATGGAAGTCCAAACTTTGCTTGGTTGTCTGTGTGCTGATCTGCGCCATTCCAAATTTCCTCATAAGCGGTTTTATCGTTAGAAAGCCATGTACCTGTCACCCATTCGAGCGCCTTTACGTCAACATTTACTAACATTTGAATCTCGTGATAAAGCAGTGCTTCATTTCAGGAGGCACGTTCTGTTGGTTAGGTTTATCAGAAGATAGGCGGCCTGTAGCTACTTTGCACTGGTTGAGGCTTGAGTGAATCAAGTCGTGTTCCCATCCGTACTCTTCTAGTTTGTTAGGCCACCCTTTAAAGTAAGTGCCAGAGAGCTTTTCTAGTTTTTGTCGTTCAAGAAGCAAGGTAATTAGTTTCTTGACCGGGCCTCGGCACCGTAGAGACTTTAGAGCTTTGTCATTGGTTGCGTAGTACCCTTGCTTAGCGAGCTCACTTTTTGGTAGAGGATCAACCAGTCGAGGTAACTCATGCCGAAACTCTGTTTGTTTGTATTTGGTTTGTCCAGCGCGTGCTCCAGTCTTAAAAACTCCAATGGGAACCGGCACTGTTTCTGTGATAGTCCCACCATACAGCATCACTGATTTGTGATCGTTGGAGTTGAGGTTAATAGGCACATCGGCAAATTGAGGAAACAGTTGCTTGATCTGTTTTTCTTTGTCGTTGATCTTGGCGCGTGTTTCTTCATCTGCTTTACTACACGCTTCTACATCAAGAAGCATGCCGTTGTACTCCATTTCAAGAAGTGCTTTCTGATCTTCTTGTTGAACTCGGAACAGGGTAAACTTTTTGTTATCTCCCATTCGCTCGTCAAACTGTCGAAGAAAGCACTGCTCTGTTACGTCAAGGTCTTGGTTGTTGTAAGAGATTAGTTCATCTTGTGGAATGTCCCAAGTGTCAATTCCGTTGTTCCAGTAGTTCTCTTTAATGAAGTCAAACTTCTGATCAGCACCGTAGTAGTACGCTACTCCGTTAAGACTGGGGTAAGGTACTTTCTGATTGGTGTTGAGAAAATGATACAACTGTACATCCCAAAGACGTTTATTATACCACGTCTCCGGAGGGATGTCAATATGTAGCAACCACCCAAGGTCAAACTTTAGGTTGAACCCAACAATCAAGTCGTGTTCCGCGAAAAGATCCACGATACGGCTTTTATCAAAATCTCGATACATGCTAATATAGCCATGACGAGAAGACTTAAAACCGCAAAGAACAAGAGAAGTATACTTTGAGTAAGGGTTACCGGACGCCTGTATGGTGCTTTCGACATCGAATATTAAATGTTCCATTTTTATTTATATTTGTCTTGAATTTCTTGAAAATCTATAGGAGTAAAATTAATTTGCTCACAGGAAACATTAATATATAGTGGAGAGTCTAACGTATTTCCATGTAAATGTCCGTGAATGTTTGCTTTCCATCGAGCAACAGATTGTGTGTGAATTGGAATATGACTTAACACAAATTTGTCTAATATATGATAAGCACGGACATCTTTAAAAAACTCTTGATAAAGAGATAATTTTAAATTATCATGATTTCCTTTAATTAAGACTTTTGTTCCGTTAAGTCGACTTAAAACGTGCCTTGCTTGTGTCGGCCCAAAAAATCCTACATCCCCCAAATGGTAAATTTTATCTCCGGGTTTTACTGTATTGTTCCAATTCTGGATCAACATCTCATCATGCTCTTCAATACATGAAAATCCGGGACGCAAAAAAGAGCCATCACTGTTTTTAAAAGTTAAAATATTTTTGTGTCCCCAATGGGTATCTGCAATTAAAAATGTTTTACTCATTTGTAGTCTTCATATCGTGCAATCTCTGGGCGAATCAAGCATTCAAATCTTCCGTGACGTAGCTTTGGATCAGTATCTTCATCACCTTGGAGTTTGTTCTTGGAAATGTTGATAAACCGAACAAGTTCAAATGCCGGATCATGAATACAACCAATACCAATAATGAAATCTGCTTCGGCTTGCTTACTAGTCTTGGCGTTAGATACGTGATCCATTGTCAGCCACTTGACTCCTTCTGCTGTGCCATCTGCCTGACAGACTCCAATTGTTGGGCAATAATTTTTTGCAAGCTCTCTAGCCCAAATATATATAGCTCCAAGACGTAAATCCTCGCGGTCGGCGTTAAAGCCTTTAATCTTGTCGATTTGATCAAATATGAGTAGAGAAGGTCTAAGCTCTTTGCACATCTGTTCAACGCGGTTTTTGTGTATTTCGGCTCGGTCAACGATGGAAATCTTTCCATAAGTAATATCTCGATATTGTTGAGTGTTTCCTACTCGGTTACTCATAAGAGAAGGTAAATCATATCCGAGTGCTGCTTGGAACACACGGATTTTAACTTTCTTGCCTTGTTCTTCGTTATTAAACCAAAGAACTGGTCCAGATTCAGGAGACAATTGAGAAGCCATGTACGAAATCTCAGAAGCAAGAAACGTAGTCTTGCCTGTCTCTGGCCGGGCAAATAGAAAACCAAAGTCACCTTTGCGGAGAGAGCCTAGGCGCTTGTTAAGAGAGTTTAGCCTCCACCTGAGTCCCGGACTGGCCCACGTCTCGTTGTAGAGCGTCTCAAGGTCGTCTGTGACGAAGGCTTCGGCATTTGAAGCAG